TCTATTGCGACAAAGATTTTTTTAGCCGGTGACGAAAGGTTAGTGGATGATCGTTTCCAGTTCTGGATTCACAACCCTTTTAAAGAAAATGTAAGCGGTGACTCGGACGAGTTAATGGCTTTCGCTCAAGGTCTGGCCGAAACAGAAACAAAGCTTCGTCAGTTCTACATGGGCTTCACAAACATAAGTGACGAGGGTCTGGATGCCTTAATGAAAGTCGAAACCGGATTGACAGCCGATCAGTGCATCAAGTTTGGATTTGCAACCGGAAAAAAGACGGTTCCAGTTTTAAATATAATCAAACCAAAAATGAAAGAAGAAAAAAGTTTTATGGAACACGTAAAGGCATTCTTTACGGAGAAGCCTAAAGGCGTACAGCCAAAGGCACAGGTTCCCGGAGCAACTACACCACAGAGCATGGTCGTAAACCTTGCGGACGGTGCCGGTAGCTTTTGGGTAGAGGGTGAAGGAGTTGCCGAAGGTGTGGCCGCTTTCCTTTTAGACGAAGCCGGTCAGCCTACGCCTCAAGCACTGGCAGACGGTGAATACAAACTTGAGGACGGTTCAATGGTTTCCGTAATGGGTGGTAAGGTCGCAAAAGTAGCGCAAGCCGAAATACCAACTGATCCAAAAGAGGAAGAAGAAATGATTCCTAAATCTCAGGTGGAGGCTATGGTAAAATCTGCTGTAGAGGCCGCTATGCTACCAGTAAAGAAAGAGAACGAAGAAGCTATCATGGCTTTGAAGAAATCGGCTCGCATCGGAGTTCAGCCAACTAAAGCCGCTATTGGATTACCAGACAATCAGCCGAAAGGCCGCACAATCGCCAGCGTAATGCGCGAAAAACAAGAAGAAAGACGTAAACAACTTAACAAAAACTAACAATGGCAAGTCCAGTATTTTCATCCAATTACAATGGTGATGTATTAGATTACATTATCCAAGAATCCGTGTTAGGATTGCAAGCCGTTGAGAAGGGTTCTATTTACGCCATTGAAAACGTTTCTGAAAAAATCAGTATCGCTAAGATGGTTGCAAGTGCAAACCCTATCGGCAACCGCGAAGCAATGCCAACCACAAAGACAGCTACCGTAACATGGTCAGAGGCAACGCTCGAGCCTCGCGACATGATGGTTTACATTCCAGACATCAACCCTCGCGTTTTTGAAAGCGCGTGGAGAGAGTTTCAACCAAAAGGCGCATTGCCTGACAAGGTTTTAGACCCTCAAATTCAAAAGGTGTTTGCTGATGTTGTACTAAAGCAAATTCAAAACCAGCTCGGACGGTTGATCTGGCAGGGAAGCACCGCATTAGGTTCTACTAACCCACTGCGATTCTTTGACGGTTACATCACCCGCGCTCAGGCTTCAGGTACAAACATTGATGTTCCAAACGTAGCGGCAATAACCGCAGCAAATATTTTGGCAATCTTGGAAGATTGTAACAACTATGTTCCTGACGCTTTGTTTGAAGACCCTGACATGGTTTTCCATATGAGCACAACCACTTACAGATTGTATCAGGAAGCATTGAGAGCCACAACTTACAAAGGGTTGGCTTATGAGTCAGGCGCAGCCGGACAGTTTGCCGGCCGTGAAATCAGACATTACAGCGGTTTCCCTAACAACGTGGTTTTAGTTTGCAAGGCTTCAACTGGTCAGGACTCAAACCTGTACTTAGCTACCGACAAGGTACGCGACACCGAGAACCTTGTGATTGCAAAACTTCGTCCAGAAGGTGAGCATTATTTCCTGAAGGCATTGTTCAAAATGGATACCGCCTTCTCAATTGACAGCGAATCAGTTTACTACATCGGATCTTAAATTAAAACAAAATGGCAGCAATAACCACATTAACAGTAGGAAACGCGGTAGCAGATAACAACTCATTCGAGAGCAGAGGATTAAAATCCTTCACTCAGATTTATGAGGCTACATCAATTCCTGATCTGAAGACAGGCGCGAAAGAGCAACACGTATGTTACGCTCAGTTGACCGGAGCAATGACAATCAACGCGGCTACCGTTGTATCAAGATTGAACCAATTCGACAGAGTTGTATTCCATTTTTCAACGGACGCAACTCAGCGCATCGTAACATTCGGAACTAATTTTGTTTCGTCTGGAACGGTAACTATTCCGGCATCGAAAGACGCAACCGTAGAGGGATGGTTCGATGGAACAAATATTAAAATTACTTCCCGCGAAATCCAAGCCTAACCTATGAGCTGCGGAAAGATAACACTCGGATCAAGTGTGGATTGTACCAACCCATTACGGGCGGGTACAATGCCCACGCTCACATTGTTTAACTACGATGATGTTGTTTCGTTAACTACTTCCACATCTACACCTAACTTAATCACAGCGTTGACGCTGGCCACTAATACAGTAGGCTACGTGTTTGAAGGCTATAAGCAAGATTTAAAACCTACTCAGGAGATTATCGCTCCTTCAAATGGTTTGAATCAGTTTAAGCACTCATTAAACTTTATTGTTTACAACATTGACCAACTTCAAAAGAATAACATCCAGCGTTTAGCAAAAGGCAAGTTTATTGCCATTGTTGAGAACAAAGGAAAGACAGCAAATTCTTTTGAGGTTTACGGATTAGGTTCAGGTCTTGAGATTGTGCCTGGCGTTGCTCGTGACTCATTTGCCAACGGTGGCGGGTATTTAATTACCCTTGCTACTTCGGATCAGGAGTTTGAGACTATGTTGCCTCAGACTTTATTCAGCACTGACTACGCTACAACTAAAGCACTTGTTACAGAATACGCAGGTTTACCAACCGTTACAGTTATCAGTGATCTTGCTTTGCAGGTTGCGGGTGGAGATAGTGAAACTATTACCGGAACAAACTTCTATGGTAACGGATCTTCCAGTGCAGTGCTTTCTGTTAAGTGGGTTAATCAGGCTACTTTGGCTGAAACAACTCAAACAAGTGTTACAGTTGCAAGCGATACCAGTATAACGTTTACTTCTGTAGCTTTAACAGCAGGCGCGTACAAGCTTCGCGTTACAACTACACGAGGAGTAGCGGACTCAACTCAAATAGCTATTGCAAGCTAAATAGTAATTGAATAGAAAATTTAAAAAGGGGTGGGCATTAAAAACCTTCCCCTTTTTTATAAATTTACATCATGGCAAAGAAAAAAGAACAACAGCCAGAAGGCCCAACAGTAACACTTAAAAATCCTGATGCGGTTCTTAGATTTGATCGCATAGGAATGGTGTTCACTGCCGAAAATGTTACATGGGAACGATACCAAAAGCTAATTTCTATTAGCCCCTCTTTTAGTCAATTTTTTAACGTAACAACTAAAACTAATGAACTGGAAACCAAAGAATGAAACTTGTGGAGTGCCTGGTAAGGGCTTCATAAAAGCTGAAGACTATTCACAAAAAGATGAAGACGCTTTAATTGCTCGCGCAAAGAACCGAAAGATTGATGTTAATTTGTTTATGTTGGGCGCAGGATTTATTCCGGCAAACGGCCCACAGCTTGAAATCACTGAGGCAGTAGAAGAAGAGCCTCTAAGAAGAAAGCGCAGAACTAAAGAAGAAATCGAGGCCGATAAAGCCAAAGAATAATGAATGTATTTGTCCAGCGATATAACCCGGACATTAAGCGTTTACGAACTTTTGTAGATAGGTCAGAAGGCATACAATGGTGGACGCATAACAACCTTTACCCTCAGATTGTTGAGGGCATAAGGGATCGTTCTTATACTATAAAGTCAGCTTGTGATCGGTTGCAGAAGTTTCTTAGAGGGGAAGGATTTGAAGACCCGTCACTCGCTGGCCTTGTGGTAAACCAAAAAGGCCAAACATTACAGGACATATTGCGAATGATAACAATAGATGCGGCCACTTATTCAGGCTCTTTTGTTGTTCATCTTGGCGTTAATCTTTTAGGAGAATATAACAATCTATCCGTATGGCCTATGGCTTACTGGCGGTTTGGATTGCCGGATGAAAACGGAGACGTTTTCGATTACAAGTTTAACTCTAACTGGGAGCAAGACCCTTACAAAGAAATCAGCAACGCAAAGAGGATTTTAGAGTACCCTAAATTTATTCCTGATAAAGAGCTGATTAAAAGTCAGATCGAAGAATGGTCTGAAAAAAGAACAGGCTACCCCGGACAAGTTTACTTTGTTACTCCACTTGAAGATCAGTACCCACTGGCTACGTTTGACACAGTGTTAGATCAGGGACAAACTCAGGAAGAGATCGGGATATTTAGATTGAGCTCAATTCAAAACGGATTGAATGCTGCAAATATATTTTCTTATCCGGGAAAATTTGAAAACAAACAAAAGGAGCAAGAGTTTGTAGACGGGTTAAATCCTTTTAAGGGAGGACATGGCGCAGGTTCTACAATTGTAATTGAGGATGAAAGCGGACTTAAAAAAGCTGAGGACTTAATAACTCCTTTGACACTTCAGAACAATGACAAGATTCACGAGTTCATTTCTAAGGATGACAAGAACGCCATCATGGAAGCGTTTGCAATGCCTAAAGGAATCTTAGGGGTACTTCCTGAAACCGGAATGTTTAACCAGCAGCAATTAGAAGAGGAGTACTACTACTACAATTCTATCACAAGGGATTTCCGTACGGATATATCCTCAGCATTAAAAAAGATATTTTCTAACTGGTATCGTCCTGTAGAGAGCGATTTTAAGATTAAGGAACTTGTTTACAAAAAGCAGTCCACAACAGTAACGTCCCCAAGCGCACCAACTGAACAGGCAGCAGTAAACGACAACCTAAAAAATCTTACAGGAAAACAACTCCAAAATATTCAGAGGGTAGTTAGGAAATTCAACAAAGGGGAGTTAACATTTGCAGCCGCTTCGCAGTTGCTTAAAAACGGATATTCATTTACAGAACAAGACGTAAACGACTGGTTAGTAGAAGATGGAGAAGAGATGCCTAATAACATTAAATGATCTAAAGCTATTGCGGCCCACAGCCGAATTAGACGGGGTTAGATTTGAGCCTTACTGTTTGGAGGCTCAGGATCAGGACTTGCGCCCAATTTTAGGCGATGGTCTTTTCTTCGATCTTATGAATGAGTTCTACGATACAGGTGACGATATGTATACGGCATATCAGGAACTAATCAACGGTAAATCATACTCGTACAACGGGCAAACAATTTACTTCGATGGCATTAAACCGATGTTAGGTTATTTCACTTTAGCAAGGCTTATTCAAAACCATTCCACAAATATTACAAGGTTTGGTGTCGTTCAAAAAGTTGTCAGCCAATCGCAGCCTGTAGACGCTCAGATTTTAAGGCAACTTATTAACGAGTTGAAGAGCAATGCTCAGACGTATGTTAACCAGACAAAGCAGTTTTTACAACAAAACCAAACTGTTTACACTCTTTACATTGGAAGCGAAAACTCTGGAAATACTTCATTTAAATTATTTAAAGGATAAAATATGAAAAAGTTAATTTTAGTCTTCTTGTTGTTCGCTGGATTTCAATCATTCAGCCAGATAGAAGTTACTCACAATGGATTCACGATTGATTCAGTAGGTGTTACCACGGTGGTAAAAGTTACCATCACAGCGCGCAGGGTTCCTACTTACATTGATGCGATTATCTACACTAAGTCGGATAACGCCAGCACGGTAAGAATCAACGATCAAGGGACTACAATGGTTGACTCAGAAGCAATTCCGGCTGACAAGTTCCGACCGCTACGAATTGTTAACGGTGTATTCTGGATTAAATTAGAAGACGCTGACGATGTTATATCTATTTGGTGGTGAGAACTTATAAGACATATCGCGGGGCTGAATTAAACCTTGAGGCTTACAAAGGTAAGAGTTCTATTAACTATGAGATAGAGGTAACCTTTGACGATGGCAGCGAATACGATCTGACTATTTATAGTTCGATAGTTTGCAAGGTTTTTTACCGGAAAGGATTTACTGAAATACTTTCTCCAACAGTTACAACCAGTGAAAACGTAGTGGTTCTTAATTTAACAGTTGCGCAAACTAATGCACTTCAGCAAAGAGAATACTATTACGAAATCTAC